GCACTTGCGGCGCCGGTTGGCCTGCGGCCATGGCCTGCGCGTTGACCTGGTCAATCATCTCCTGGGAGATGGCCGGGTCAGGGTAAGACACAACGATCTTGACCTCGTCATTTTCCTGGGACAAGATTTGCAGGGTCTGGTCATCGAGGCCTGAGTACTCTTCAATGCGGACCTTCTCTTCCTCTTCCCAGTAATACTTGGCGATGCCGCATTTCCTGACCAGCGCATCCTTGAAGATGGCATATGTGGTCATAAACCCGTTGTTGTCCGAGTTGAAGATCAGGTTTGCATAATCAGTGGCCTGCTGGGCACCCTTCTCGTCTTCTGGGCCGCGAGGTAAGAATTCGACTGTGTTCTCGGTGCTGAAAAATACCCGCATGAGGCTGGGCATCATGGCGCTGACAGTGTCTCGCACCTCCATGGCGACAACCTGGGAGCGTCCCTCTTCCTCATTGCCAAACGGGTCACCACGGTAGTACTCGGTGCCCTTGGCCCTGATGGGACTCAGGTCGGAGTCGATGTAGCTGACGGCGTCCTCGAGGTCAGAGGTGATGATGCCTTGCAGCTCACTGTCATCCATCGTCTCGGCGGCAGCAATGTCGGTGCTGATTTCCAGATCTTTGATCATATTGGGACTTTCTTCAAAACCACATGCATGGACTCAACCGCCCGAGGTGTACGCAGCAATTGTTCTTGAGGCAATTCTAAGTCTGTGCCTGGGCTTAATTTGTACTCGAGGCGCTCCATGTTGAACCGTGAACCCGTCCAACCCAAGTACCAGGCCCAGGCGCAGTAATAAACCCATGAGTTCTCATTGAATGCACGAACGTGCGTAGGGTCTTGCCAGGCACCCAGACTCAGGTCATAGGGCACTGATATGTGCATCTCGCCGCCCATCTCCAGCAAATCCCGGCAGTTGGTCATGGCCGTCACCAGGTCGGGGATGTGCTCGAGCACGTCAATGGCGATGATCTTGGAGAATGTGCCAGGCCCGATCTCCAGCGGTTCCCCGCACCAGTCAATCGTGGTGGCCGCAAGTGGTTTGGAAATGTCAACCAACCAGTCTGGCTTGGCACGCTCCAAAATGTCAGCGTTGACGCACTCGTCACGCCGGTCCCGGCCACTACCCAGGTTGAGGGTCAAACCACTGTTTTGCATATTCGGGTCGATTCTTTCTGATCCAAGGTACGGCCTGCTGGGTCAGCTTGGCGCCATCAAAGCCAACGGTCTGGCTGCCAACGTGGTGGACATAGGACCGGGACAAGTAATGCTGAAACCCGGCGGCCAGCAAATCAGTGCAATGCACATCATCTGAGTACCAGTTCAGCGGTGGGAATTTGGCCGTCTCCCAGGCATCCCGCGAGATCCAGGCAAAGATGGGGCTGGGGCACTCCATGGGCACAATGTATTCCTCAAATGGATATTTAAAGTAGTGCATCTTTTCATTGAACGGGTTGGACCTAATGTTCTGCGTTGGCCTGGACGCATCACACCTGGCAGCAACCCAGCCCAGCTTTGGGCATTCTTTCTTTAGCAGCGCCACATCATCCATCAGCACCTGGTAGCTTGTGGGGGTCAGGACAATGTCATCATTTGCCACAACGACAGAGTCAAACCCGTCAGCAAAGACCCGGTCGATCACCTCGTTGTAGCACTCGCCAAACGTGGATGCCTCACCATAGATCTGGTGATCAGCATCATGGGCGCCAATGACTGACTCAGGGCCGCGCAAATAGATGGGCACCTGGCTTGCATACTCGCGCACGCTCGTCATCATCATCCGCAAGCACTTGCCCTTGACGGTGGCAACAGCGATGGGAGAGATCAAAACTGGCCCTGCATCCGCACGCCGTAGTTCATCGGCCCCATGCCCGCACCCATGTCGGACCTGTCAGCGTAAAGGCCAAGGCCCATGTTTTTGCCAACCTGCATCAGGTACTGCATCTGCTGGTCACGCCGCAATTGCTCGTCCTGGCCGACACGGTTGGTCTGTCTGACACTCGCCATGCCAGGCCCAACTGGGCGCTGGTACGACATGGACGCGCCACGCGATGGGTCTTGCATACTCTGGAAAACGTCAGCACCCAGTAAACCGCCCATCATGGGCATCTGGTTTCTGAGCGCGGCCTCGTCAACCGGGCCAGTGGGCGTGAATTCTCTGGACATTTCAAGCAGTCCCATGGGCGTCTGGGTGCCCATCGAGCCAGCGATCATGGGCCGCGACTGAGGTCTAACCCCTCGACCCATTAAGTTTGCATAGCCCAGCTCGTTGCCGGTGCCCATCATCACGTCAGGTGGACGGTTCATAAGGTTAAGGCTGCGCATCAACTCTTGCAGTTGCATCTGCTGCTCATTGGGGGGTCTAAACCCGCCTGCACCCATTGCTCGGCTCTCGTCCATGTCAGTCCTTCCCACCCACATTGATCGTGATCAGCGAACCCATACCGGCAGAACCCATGTCGTTGCCGCTGTACTCGCCTTCGCCCATGTCTTCGCCCTCATCGCTTTCATCTTCGCTGCCAGCGACCCAGGCGTCACAAGTACGGCTGGCGGCACACTTAAAGTCAAAGATCTCGCAGTACCCAAGGTCACCGGCATCGATCATGGCCCAAGGGTCACCTTCTTCGCCAATACCCTTGGCGATGCAGTCAAGCATCGACTTCTCTTGATTGAATGCGGAGCAGTTACCGCATCGACTTGTCTTGGCGTCCTTGATGCTGACTTCCCACTCGTCAGCCTTTTCCTTCCAAAAACCAGTGTTGGGCAGTGCCGGGTTCTCTGGGCCGTAGGCAGCAGAGTCAATGGCCTTGCCCCGGTTCTTGAGGTTCACCGTAATGTCTTGAGTGGCCGTGGGGCACTTGTCCCCAGCGCCCTTCATCATCTGCTCGGCTGCGCGTTCGTAATCTTTTGTTGCCATAGTCGTTCACCATTTCACTTTGTTTGCCCAGTAGGCCGCGCTCATCTTGCCCTTGGCAATGTTTTGCGCGTGCCTGGCCTTGAATGCCTCATTCCTCTTGGACCCGTCAGGGGAACCAGTTGCCCCCTGCTGCCCAAACCTGATGAGCTTGACCTCGTCCCCAGACCTTGCCAGCACCGCATGACTCTTGGTCTTGTGGCCTGGCGTGCGCTTGGGGGCGTTGTACCCAGAGAATGTCTCAGATCCGCGCTTGATCATTTCTTCTTTGCCGTCTTGGCTGCTTGCTTGAAAGCCTTGGCAGTGGGGGCGCCGGGAGTGCCGGGTTTGCGCATCTTCTCTTTGGAGCCAGCGGCGATGCGTGCCTGTTTGGCGTTAATGTTTGAGTACAAACCGGCCTTCATTTCATCCCCCGCGTCTTCATGTTGGTGGCGGTACGCTGGCCGCGCATAGGCATCTTGGCCTCAGACATGGCAATCGCAATGGCTTGCTTGGGGTTCTTGACCACTTTGCCGCCCTTGCCAGAGTGCAGGCCGCCTGCCTTGAATTCACCCATCACCTTGCCAACTTTCTTTTGCGCTTTGGTCATCTTCACAGTCATTGCTCCTTGAAAATAGGTTGCTGGGGAGGAATTACCAGCGGCAGCGCAAACACTCCACAGAGGCGGCAACTGCTTGAACCATCCAACATGCTTCCCCCCAATTATGCAACCCGCGGCAGGTTCCTGCGCAATGGCTGCGACCACTTCCCCGACATGCTCGACCCATACATCCCGACAACAGCGTCACTTGCGAACGTCAAGCAAAACGCATCAGCCCTGTCAGGGGACGGCAGGCCGCGCTTCCTGATCTCATCTTTCCCCTCAATCTGGATCTTCCCGCTGGACGTGAATGAGTAGCGCACTGTCGCCAGTTCCGCGATCAACTGTTCATCCTTTGGCATCCGACAGTCACGCGCCTCAAGCCATGCCTTGGCCTTGTGCCACAACTCAGCCTTAAGGTTCCTGTACGTCTGGCCCATGGCCGGGGATTCCGACACATTGATCCCGCGAGCAGGCAAACCCAGTTCCCGCAGCCGGTCAACCACACCGGCGCCCAAGCCAATCGAGTCCACCAAGATCTCTGCTGGCCGGGAGCTTGGCATCAAGACCTCCCACTCAGCGACAACGGCACCTGTCAACTGCATCAGATCGAGGTTCTTCCACGTCCTGATCGGTTCAGTGACGGCGTTGCCCTGTCTCTTGCACAGGGCTGACTTGTCAGACCCAAACCTGGCAACGTCCAAACCCCACACCATCCTGGCGTGCTGGCTGGCCTCAACATCCCTCTGGCTTGCCATCTCCAGCAGTTCCATGGGGATCACCGTGTCATCGTCAGATCTGGGGAATTCACCCAAGACACGAATGCGGTAGGCGTTGGACTCCTCACCGTAACGCGCCTTCATCTCCTCAATGTATTCCTGGCTGACCTGTGGTGAGTCAGCGCACGCTACCTTCATAGTCACCCAGTCATCAGCCAAACGGTTGTGGGTGTCGTAGAAGAAACCACTTGACCGCACCGGGTTGCCCAGCAGCAAGGTGACGGCATTGTGTCCAGACATGGAGCCACCCGCGGCCTCGAATACCTGTTCGGGGATACCCGATGCCTCGTCTCCTACCAGCATCACGTTGTCGCTGTGTACGCCTTGCAGGGCTTCGGGCTGCTCGGCCCTGCTCGTCCTGGCAGAGATGAACGCTTCGGTGGCGGCATCCTTGACCTCGATGCGGTCCTGCTTGACCTCGAGCTGATCCTGCAAGAGTTGCGGCATGGCCTTGATCCAGCGCTTGAGTTCCGCAAAGAGCGCGTCATACAACTGGCTGCTGGTGGGGGCCGTGACCACAATCTTCACCGGGAACCGCAAATGCAAATACCAAAGCATGGCCCAGGCACCAGCGGTTGATTTGCCAACGCCGTGCCCAGACCTGACAGAGATGCGGCGGTTCCCCTTGGCAATGTGCATCAAGAATTCTGCTTGCCAAGGGTCAGGGGTCACGCCCAGCACTTCTTGCACGAACCTTACAGGGTTGTTCTTGTAGAGTCTTACGAATTCAACAAACGGGTTCTGGGTGGGGTCCAGCGTTGTCTCCACTTTTTTTATTTTTTTTGGGAGAGTGACGGTGGGCGGTGCCGGGGTAGGGGCTG